AAGCCCTTCAATCCAACACCACCGGCTCCAACAACGATGCTGTCGGCTATCAGGCGGGGTATAGCAACACGACTGGTGATGTGACTGCTGTTGGCAGACTTGCCATGTATGCAAATACAACGGGTGGTGACTCTACCGCCATGGGCGTGACCGCTTTGTATCAAAATACTACTGGGGGCAGCAACACGGCATTGGGCTACGCTGCATTAAACTCCAACACCACCGCCTCCAACAACACGGCAGTCGGATATCAGGCTGCTTACTCAAACACGACTGGCACGGCCAACGTAGCGATTGGACTAGAGGCTCTTTATTCAAACACTACTGGTAATTCAAACACTGCCGTTGGTCGCGCTGCTTTAAGAACTGCCACGGGCGCCACCGGAAACACGGCTGTTGGATTAGACGCAGGTAGAGACACCACCGGGGCGGATAACGCAATCCTTGGCTGGAGCGCGATGCGTTTCAATTCAAGCGGCGCAAACAACACGGCAATTGGCTCAGGCTCGCTTTTCAACAACACCACCGCCTCCGGCAACACGGCTGTTGGGTTTCAGGCTGGGTACTCCACCACAACCATTGGCGCTAACACGTATATCGGCGCCTACGCCGCATACAGCAACGTATCTGGAACTGAAATTACCGCGATTGGTTATGAAGCCCTTAATAAAAATACTGGCAGTTACAATACCGCTGTAGGTTTTAGAGCATTAAAAGAAACAACCTCCGCTGTCGAAAACACGGCGGTTGGTGATTCCGCAGGACAAAACCTAACAACTGGGTTTAACAACACAGCATTAGGTTCTATTGCTTTAGTTACCGCAACAACCGCGCAAAACTGTGTTGCAGTTGGTAGATCGGCGTTACGATTTACGACTACTGGTTCGCAAAACACCGCATTAGGTTCAGAAGCACTCTACTCCAACACCACCGGCTACAGCAACACTGCTTTGGGATATCAATCCCTATATTCCAACACTACTGGATATCAATCAACTGCGATTGGATATCAAGCGGGAAATGCCTCAAACGCAAATGGCGTTACTTACATTGGCGCTTTTGTTGGCCGTTTAGCAACAGGCGCTGGCAACCTTGGCGTGGGTGGTGGCGATTCAGCCGCTATTCTTCCAACTCTTTATAACCTTACTAGCGGCGCATATAACACTGCTGTTGGCCTAGGTGCGCTGGGCAATGCAACCACATCAAGTAATAATACCGCCATTGGGTATACCGCTCTTGGTGTAAATTCTACTGGAGCGAGTAATACCGCTTTAGGAAGCGAAGCACTTCGATTTAATACCACCGCTATAGACAACACCGCAGTCGGTTATCAGTCGCTTTATACCAATACTACCGGAACCTCTAACGCTGCTTTTGGTGTCCTAGCACTTAAATCAAACACTACGGCAAGTCAAAACTGCGCTTTTGGCAATAATGCCATGCGCGACAACACTACCGGCACGGCTAATTCCGCGTTTGGTGAAGGCGCGTTTATTCAAAGCACCACGGGCAGTTACAACACGGCAATTGGCCGAATCAGTATGTTCAGCAACACTACTGGTGGAAACAACACGGCGGTTGGGTATCAGGCACTTTACGCCAACACCACCGCCAACAACAGCACGGCAGTTGGGTATAACGCGCTTGGCGCTGCAACAACAGGGCCTGCAAACCACGCACTTGGGTATGGTGCAGGATCTGCAATTACTACGGGCGGCTACAACGTTACAATTGGTCAAGAGGCAGGAACCAATACTGGAACCGGCTCAAGCATAACAACTGGGAACTTTAACATCTGTATTGGTCATCGCCCTGCAGTTTCTGCAAACGCAGCAGAGTATCAAATTGTTATCGGCGGGATAATTGCTGGTAAAGGTGACAACACCGCTTTTATTGGCGGCACGAGTGGCGCATATAACGGCAAAAATGTCACCACTTGGGAAACGACTTCGGATCAACGCATCAAGAAAAACATCGTGGACAACACGGTGGGTCTTGAAAAGATCAAGCAGATTCGCGTCCGCAACTTTGATTACCGCAAACCGGAAGAGATCACGGAGTTGCCGGAACACGCTGCCGTCAACAAGGACGGCGTGCAGTTGGGCGTGATCGCGCAGGAAATCCAGCAAGTCTTGCCGGAGTGCGTCACGGAAAACAGCACGGGCGTTTTGTCGGTTAGTACCGATCCGCTGGTGTGGCACCTCATCAATGCCGTCAAGGAACTCTCGGCGCAAGTCGAGCAACTCAAAGCCAAGTTAGGAGAATGACAATGGAAGACAACAAACCCACCGCTGAAGAAATTGCCCGTCATTACAGCGCGGCGATGGATTCGGTCAACCTGTTGAACGCCGGTAAGCCGGAAGACATGAAGGACGAGGACTGGGCCGATTGCGTGAAGCGCAACAAGGAACACCTTGAGATCATGCTTGCCAAGGACTTCTGGACGAACGAAGACCTCAAGCCGCTACAGGATGCCGCCAAGTGATCAAACTAGACCTCGACATCAACGAAGTGAACTTCATCCTCTCGCTGCTCGGTGACTTGCCAAGCAAGACGGGGGCGTGGCCGCTGATGGTCAAGATCAAGGAACAGGCTGACCCGCAGGTGCCTGTGCCGGATGAAGTGAAGCAATGACCACCGTGCAAGAACTGGAAGTGACCGTAACCAGCCACATTGATGTCTGCACTGTGCGCTACGAGGCCATCCACGCTCGGCTCAAGCGTCTGGAGCAACTGGTACTGAAGGTTGGCGGTGTCATCATCGTCATCTTGTTAGGCGCGTTGGGCAGCATGGGTATGCTGTTGCTGGAGGCGTTGCAAAGGTGAATATGCAGAAGATTGTGGATATGTTGTTCCCGGTACTGCTGGCCGCTGTCGGCTGGCTGCTGACGGAAATCGCATCGTTCAACAATCGTCTGATGTCGGTTGAGAGCAAGATGCCCGCGTTGATTACGCCTGAAGGTGTACCCACCGACAGCCCATTAAGCGCGGCCCGTCGTCAGGAAATGAAAGACGACATCATGGAGGACATCCATGACTTGCAGGTGCGCGTCAAACTGATGGAGGAGCGAAGCAAGTAATGGACATCTTTGAGATATTCACTCGTGCTTGGCCCGTTATTCTGGCGCTGATTACGCTGATTATCGTTCTGTCTAAACTTGACTTGCGTGTTGCTGTGCTTGAGGAAAAGGTGAAGTCTTTGTTTGATTTAACCAATAAAGGCCGAAAGGAGTAATTGGGAATGATGACCATGATTAGCACTTTCCTGTCGTTCCTTGCGGGTGGACTGCCCAAGATTCTGTCCATCTTCCAAGACCGGCAAGACAAGAAGCATGAACTGGCTCTTGTCGCAGCCCAGAAAGAGCGTGAGTTGGCCCTTGCAGAGCGTGGGTTTATCGCGCAGGCACGGGTTGAGGAAATCAAACTGGAGCAAATCCAGACGCAGACGGCTGGCGAGGAGAGGCAGGCTTTGTACCAGCACGACATCGAAATTGGCAAGGGTGCTAGTCAGTGGATGATTAACCTGCGTGCCAGCGTCCGTCCGGTCGTGACGTACATTTTCGTGCTGGAGTTGGTCGCGCTGAACATTGCCGGGGTGTGGTACGCATGGCATCAAGGGGTGCCGTTTGCGGCTGCGATGGCCGAAGTGTTTTCGGATGACGAAATGCTGATCCTTTCTTCCATCATTGCTTTTTGGTTCGGGACACAGGCTTTTGGCAAGAAGTGAAGGTTAGCGCCGCAGCCATCGACATGATCAAGCACCACGAAGGGGTGAGGACTAAGCCTTACCGTTGTCCGGCGCTGTTGTGGACGGTGGGGTGCGGACATGTGATTGATCCGACCCATGCGGCGGTGAAGTATGAGGAGCGCAAGAGTCTATCGGTACCCGCAGGCTGGGATCGCACCCTCACGATGGGAGAGGTGGACGCTATCCTTGCTCAAGACCTTGGCCGGTTTGAGCGCGGCGTGGCCCGACTTTGCCCTGCTGCTCTTGGTCATCAAGGCCGGTTTGACGCTCTCGTTTCCTTTGCTTTCAATGTAGGACTGGGCAGCCTGCAACGCTCTGGGTTGCGGATGAAGACCAACCGTGGCGAGTTTGAGGAAGCGGCTGACGAATTCCTAAAGTGGACAAAGGCCGGTGGGCGCGTGCTTCCCGGCCTTGTCAAGCGACGTCGAGACGAACGTGCGCTGTATATGGCTGAGGGGCTAGGACTCGAACCTAGATAACGGGAATCAAAATCCCGTGTCCTGCCTTTAGACGACCCCTCACCAAATCTCTACGCCAGAACGCTTGGCAGCCCATTCGGGCGGCGGTACGTGCCTCCAGTCATACGTACTGTAACGGGTTAAAAACCGTTCTAATGCGTTTATAAGTCGTTTCACGGCATGGCCTCCACGCTGTAGGACGTTGATGGTGACTTCCAATCCCTTGGAACGTCTCCGCCAATCCAAGACGGGTCTACCCACAACAGTCTGTTGTTGGGGTACGCAATCCATTGCCCGCTGTCTAACGCGATAATGTGATGATCCTTGCTTTGGTCGCTGATTTCTGACCAACCGCCGTTGGCCCAGAACACGGTGAACAGGTACACGCCCGGGCGCTTGACGCCATCGCGTCCAATAGCCTGTACCCGGTGGTTACGCAGGAACTGCACCTCGCGCACCTCACAGAACCGACTGAATGAGTCCCACCAGCACGCAACCTGAAGGGGTATAGGGTCACACGGCTTGCTGCATAGGGCATGGATAGGGATACGCGCCCACTGCGCCCCCTGTGCCGTCATAATCTGAAACATCGGCACCCGCATCGGCTCTGCGCGAAAACCAAACACCGTAAATTCGGTAAATTCTCCGTGGCCTTTTTGCTGGTCGTACAAGAACTCGTTACGGACGTAGGCCGTGGTATACGGCGTGTCTACCCAAAAACTCATGGTTCTTGCACCCACCGACTGTCCTTTGCACGCAATTCATGCACCTCGGCCTCTAGTTCCGCAATGCGCTTGAGGTAGTGATATATACGTTCGCGCATTTCTCGAATCTCTCTCTTGTATTCGGTCGAAGTGTGAGTCATACGATCCCATTCCTGTTCCCACTCGTCGATCATACGATGTCCTCAGCACGTAGTTGTGCAATGGTTCTAACCATTCCCTCAAGGTGCGCTAAACGCACATAGTCGCGGTCAAGGTCAGTATGCGCCCTACGATCTATCGCGTCGTGGCACGCGCTACACGCCCACGCTCCCAGTAGATCGTCAGCCTTTAGCCCCATACCGCTAACACCGGGCATCCGTATATGCGCCAGCACCACGGTTTCGCTGTTGTGGTTGCACACCCCCGGCAAGCGTACCGTGCAGCCTCGGCCCTTGGCTTGCTTGCGTAGGTTCACGCGAATAACTCGGCCTGTCCGCGCAACACATAACGGGCGTATTTCTTGCCGTTGCGGGTTTCGGTGACCGTTTCAATGTCCAGCCCCGCCTTTCGCAATTCAATGATGCGAGCGGCGAGCCTAAAGCATCCGTATCGGTCTAGGGCTTCAAGGGGGGTAATGGGCGCACCTGTCAGCAAGTGCGCTCTAATCGCGTCAGTTTGCGTCATAGATAGGCTCCGGTATAACGATGCCCATGTCGGCGCATCGTGTTTCAAGAAACAATAGATAGTCACTAAATTCTTGCTTGGTCAACTTGCTGGAACGCTTGAGGGGCCGCATACGCTTACGCCCAAACCCTTCCAGCGTCTCCCAGCCAAAACATTCCCCAAGGAAATACTCGTGCAAGTCGTCCCGCGTCCAACCGTGCAATGCCTCGCCGCCGGCCTCAAGGACTGCGGGGTAAGCCACGCCCCATAAAAACGAGTTCTGCTGATTCGTGCGTGGCTTCTTCCATTCCGATACCTCGACGCACCACGCCCGGTCTGACGACAGACCCTGCACCATACGTGCAGCAGCCACGGCCAACTGTTCTGGCGTCGTGCCTCTGGGGAATATGCGTTTCACCGGCTGGCCTCCAGCCATTCCTTGCCAAACTCAACGTCTACCCAATCCTTAAACCACGGGCCGCCACGGGTGAAATGGACAGCGATAGGGTTGGGGCAATGGTCTTTGGTATGCCACCCCTCAAGGTAGTTCCACGCTATCGGCAGGGAGCCGATGGACTCGTCCTTTAGCCATTGGAAACGGTGCAGGAACATTCCACTCTCTCTGTTCACGACCTCGGGGGTCAACGCCTTGACCTCGGGGTGCGAACAGTTCATAAACATAAAACTAGACCAATTCTTTCGTGGATATTGATGTTGCGTTTGACCGTCCATCTTGACCTTTTCAAAAGGCCGGTAATCGTGCTGTACCACAAAGCACGCTTTTGCCCCGTCCATGTAGTCGGTGATCGCGGCGATGTCCCCCCGAAAAAGAAAATCGCAGTCGCAAAACAAGGCCCAGCCGTCGTAACCGGCGAGGTGTGGGGTCAAAAAGCGCGTAAACGAAAACTCCGTAGACGACAGCGGATCATGCTCACGCCAGTAAAGTCCCCGCTCACGAAGTTCTGACTGTTTGATGGGCTGTATATCCACCGGGATGCTGGCGTGCTTCAAGATGCTTTTGCGGCATACCTGATACGCAATGTCCTCGCGGCTATCCCAGCCGACAAACACGCGCAGGTCAGAACGGGATGGCGTCGTCATGCCAGTTGTCCTCGGTCATTTCCGTCTTGGCGGGCTGGCGAGTCACCTTGCCCTCGCTTTTGGCTTGGAATGACAGGCTCATAAACTTGTCGCCCGTCTTTTTGCTGGCCTTGATCCAGCCCGACACGTTGTAATCGACGTTGTTGATGACGCACGTACCACGGTAGTCGGGCCTGTTGGCGTTCTCGCCCTTATCGTTGCGAAACAACACTCCCTTCATGTTCGGATCGTAATTCATACCTTCAACTCCTTCAGTTTTGCCAGTTTGTCGTCTAACTCTGCAAGGAACTTACGCACCTCGGCTTCCAAATCTGCAATGCGTTTGTCGTCACGCGGCACCCGCACGATGAGCAGTTGCAAGTGTTCAGGTAGGCGTGGGTCGTAGGACACAAAGTCGCACCACGGACGCCCGGCACACGCCATCTGCCACTGCATCTGAGTCACGTACTTTTCAACCGGCTTACCGGCCAACA